CTTCACCTTGGTCTATTTGAATATATCCACTACCTGTGCTAACTCCCTGAATATTAGATGAACCCCCTGAAGGAGTTACTCTTACTTGTCCACTGTTCACATTACTCAAGAATAGTAAAGTTCCTGTTTTAGTTCCATCTGCTAATGTAGGAACAATCTGTGAACCACTATTAAATATAGTATGTGGTTGTGTTAATACAATTGCAGTGTTACCTGTAATATCTGTACCTTTTTCAACAGACATTGCAGTTGAAATATGTACTGTAGATGTTCCTTTACCTGCAAGGTCAAGTGAGATATTACCATCGTCACCTACTGCACTAATTTTTGGACTATTATTAGTCGCATTGTTTTTAAAATCAATGTGGTTTACCGCACTTGCAACTCTAGTAAATGTAAATGCTTCGTTTGATGCACTATCAAAGAATACTGAACCTAGATTGATACCACCAATCTTTGCGTTGTTAAATGATAAACCATCGATAGTTTTGTTCGTTAATGTTTGTGTTGTATTTGCTAATACAAATGAGTCACTATCTGACAATGCAGGAAGGTTTAGATTTGTATTAGCAGATAATCCACCTGCAACAACATTATATGTATGACTTGCATCTGCATCCTGAATCTTTGGTGCAGATAATGTAGGAGCAGTTAAAGTTTTGTTTGATAATGTCTGAGATGCAGAATCTAGAACAATAGTTCCAGAATCATCTAAAAGATATTGAAAATTGTCTTGTGTAGGGTTAATGGCATGTAGAACCGTTTCATGTGAGTCAGCAGAAGTTCCTTCGAATTCTACTCCTTGAGCAGTCAAAGTTACTGTCGCACTGAGACTATCTCCACCGAACTTTGCGTAAAGTTCTGAGAAGTTCTCATCTATTTTTTGGGCGGCAACTCTGAGACTATCCCCAGTTCCGTCATTTGCCGTAGTACCCCTGTTCAGTGTTTGCTTTGCCATTTATATACCTATAATATACTTTACTCTATTTATACTAGTTTTCTAACTAAGATGACCTAAGTTCAACAAATATTGGTCAGAATCCGCACTATAGAATACATGTCTGTCTTGGTCTATAGTCTCGAAGTCAAAATTGTTAGAGAAATCTATACTTGTATCGTCCAGTGTTGGTGAAGATGCGATTTGTGCTTCACGAAGTGAACTGTACTGTAAGTTAATCTCATTAATTGTTTTAGCAGACAACTTATCTAGGTTAAAGAATTCTGTTCTAATTCTAGACTTAATACCTGCCGAATCTACTGCGAAATCATCTACTAATGAAGTTACATCTGATACACCTGTGTCTCCCATTGATACTACTCCTGTAATTGCAATAGGTGGTGGTGGTTCAATAACAACATTGGGTGCAAGTATAGTATCTTCTTTCTGAGATATAATCTGCACTTCAGAACCAATGAACATACCAGCTGGATGAACAAATAACTTATATGGTTGAATCCATTCAGATTGTGATAATTCGGAACGAACCAGAATAGCAAACTGTTGAAATAATTTATTATTTGTTAAAAACCTTTGCGAATCAAATCCAATTTTTGATGTTGGTCTGTAAGTTTCATTGATGTATGTTTGATACTTTGTTCTTGCTCCGTCACTATCTAGTTGACCATATTCTGTAGCAGGGAATACTGGACTCCCCTTCGATGCTTCTTCAAGTGCTTCAAGTTCTATTTCTCTGAAGTCATCTCCACCATTTAATTTAAACACTTGTTCTTTAGTGTAAATAATTTCTGGGTCAACACTGAAGAAAGTTCTAAAGAACTGTTCAATAGAATACTTAGTTCCCTTAGAACGATACAGTGTGTTTGAGTATTTGGCAGCTGCTCTTTTATCAGCAAATCCTTCGAAGTATGCTTGACCCAAAAGTAATTCATCTTCAATATACTCAAGTAAATCTAAATCTGTTTGAGTAATGTCTCTATTGTAAAACAACTCATTGATTAGTCTTGTAGGTGAAGTATCCTCATCTTGATAATGATAATACTCATCTAATAGAGTAATTAGTTTAGGATATTCAGTTCTGAAGAACTGAGGTAGAACCTCTTTGATTGTGTTTACAGGAAACGCAATCTCTCTTCTATTTAAATCCTTGAGTGTATCGTCTTGTTTATGAGTCATCTTAACTTGTCACATTAGGGTCAACATCAACAATCTTAGTAAATGATTGTGTTGTGTCAAACTCAATGATGTCTTCTCTTAATGGTGTTACCGCACTTTGGTTTGCAGGGGTCACTGATAATTTGATAAACTGATTTGCTCCAACAAAGTTATCGACTGTAAGACCAACAATATTTACGGTGTCACTACTAAAGTCACCTGCATTATCGATTTCAATTTTACTGTCTTCTGCGTTAAATACTTCTAATACATTAGACCCTAATCGGTTTCTTAATACACAGTTCTTACCTCTGAATAAGAACGATGATGATTCAATAACAAGATTCTTATCGTCTGCTTCAGCAATTTGTGTTGCGTATCTAATCTTATGGTCTTGTCTAACTGTAAGTGTAGGAGTAAATCTTCTTTGCATTTTCACTTCCATACGAGATGAAAGAATTGCAGGAGATGACGCATCAATCAATGATAGTAAATTTGACCTTCTAAATGATTGCCCAAATCTACCAGTATTAGTTGTGAAATAATCTGTAATAACCTGATTGACATTATCTTGAATTGTGTTACGAGATAATTGTGTCAGGTTTTGATTAAATTGGAAGAATGTTTTACATTCTATAAATGTTTTAATAGGGTCAACAAATCTAAGTTTGAATGATGCTACTGATAATTGTTTTGCAAGGTCTTGTATCTGACTCTTAGTGTCTGATATTGTCACCGTGCTAACATCATCATTGAATAACACAGAAAGGAATACTGCACCAAACTCAGCATCAATTGCATCTTCTCCACCGAATGCTCTAATGTCTTTAATAAGAGTTGAAAAGTTTTTTAGAACCAAGGCAGAATAATCTACTGCGGTCACCATTCTATTTTGTGACGCATACTGGAAAGGAGCATTGAGTCGAATAGACTCAACACTTTCTTTTTCTCCACCACCCACTGCTCTTGCATGAGTTGTAACTGTTAAGTCATATCCAGTCCCTAAAACTGTAACCTTTGCTTGTGGTTCAAATACTTTTGCAGTATCACCTGCATCACCATTTGTAGCAATGTATGTAATAGTAATCTTACCACCATCATTAGGCGCACGACCAAGAGTTACACCATTACCAAAGGATAATTCAAAATTACCATTAGGTGATTCTTTTAGAATGTATACTGTTGAGTTTGCATTGATTGTTGTTGCTTTTAATAGATTTGAATATGTAGTAAATGAAGATGAGGACGGAGTATCAAATACTTTTACAACTGCGGTATCGATATCTAACTCTTCATCTTGAATTATGTAAACTGGGTTGTCACTTGATTTAGTAACAAGAAATGTCTTTGTTCTACTTGTACCTTCAAAAACTTCTATGTTTTTACTACCAGTAGAGTTTTGGAATTCGTAGATACCTGCACCATCATCTGTTGCAGTAATATCTGAAATAGTTTGGAATACAAAAGTAGTGTCATCAACAACTGAATTAAATTTATAACCAGCTGGAATCTGTAGTGTGGATGGTCTACCAGTCACACCAGATAGATTTAAACTCAGATTCAATACTGCCTTTGATGCAGTTCTGGAGTCTGGAATATATCCAATACCTTCGGCAAGGGATACTAGAGAACTACGAAGTTGTGCAGTTCCTAAGAATGATTCGTTAAGAGCAAAATTAGCAGTCAATGCATTATAATGAGTATTGTAAGCAAGAACATCTAGAATATTAGATAGACCAGATGCTTCAAAGTTATAATCAGCAAACTCAGGTTTATCTGCTAAAAAGGTTTTTAGATTGTTCTTAATCGCATCGAATGATAATGCGGTTGATTTTATTGTCGTTGCCATCTTATCTTAACCTATTCAGTGTTGTAGTAAACTCTACTATTTCTTCAGTATTTACTACTTCGAATTTTATTGTAACATTAAGAGTATGTTTATCAGGTTGTAAATCGACTTCTAAATCTAGAATCTTTGCTCTAGGTTCATAGGTATTAATTGTTCTCTCAATATTTCTTCTTAATACACCTGACTTACCCCTGTCTGCTAATTCAAACAATTGACCTCTTACATCCCCACCAAAATCTGGTTTAAAAGGTTTTTCTAAAAGGTCAGTCATAACTAAGGTCTTAACTGCTTGTTTTACGGCAGCTGCATCCGTCTTCTTGAATATCTCTCCAGAAGAGGGTTTTGCCTTGAACGCAAGGTCAATATCTTTATACTCTCTAACTCTACTACTCGCAATATTTGCGGTTTGTAGATTAGAAGTATCTTCTTGTGCGAATGCTCTTCGTGTTGCCATGATACTATTTATAAGGGTTTACGAGTCTTTTGGTAAAATTTCTATTAGTTCACCTCTACTTTGAAGGTGATTATTAAACTGTGTTTCTACTTCCTTCTTAAAATCAACTTCAAAATTTTCTGGTACACTTGGCATAAGCAATCCTATCTGTGCAGTTAGACTCTCATCTTTATTATATTCATCATAATCTAGGATAATTTTTTCATACTCAACAAAGTCTTTCCAGTATTCAGCAACCTCAAAGGTCTTCTCAAAGTCAATCTGTCCGTCCTGCCCAATCACTTGATAGTATATCAACTCTCCTTTGGACTTTTGTTCTGATATATCATCAGCAAATCTATAGGTTGGTTCTGTTGTATCCAGAACACCTTCACTAACAATCAATCGAACATCGTTAAAATGCACTGGATTTTCTCCAATAGTTTTTATTGCTATCGCATGTAATATTAGATTTCTTGCTATCTGTCTTCTTACAAAAGCAAATGATTCGTGGTTAAATGATGTTCTATCACCATATGAACCCAGAAACTTTGCCATCGTAATACCAGATGCCAGTTTAGTATTGGAGTTAATATCTACTTGAAACTGTGGATTGAACTGAGGGTCAATTAATATTTTATTACTCATGTTGTAAACCTCTTACCTCTATTTTGTATCGAATTACCTAGAGGTGTAAATCCAAATCTTTTTGCTTTTGTTTTACCACTAGCAGTTCTACCAATCTTAGGTGGAATCTTACTATTGTATTTTGGATTAAGTTTTCCTTCTGCAACTAATAGATTTGCAACATCATCTCTGTTTACTGGAGACCTAAGTGCAGAACGAATCTCTTGATTAGTTGGAACAAATCTAAACACATCATTGTAATCATCTGTGTGGGTGATACTATTCTTAATTCTATCTCCTGCATCGACTATTACTGTCTTGATAGCATATGTTCCAGTAGTACCAAAGTCCACAACATCTGGTGGAGTGATTGGGTCTTTACCAGTAATCTCTGCTTGAACTTTAGTTGCGGCGACATGTGTATCTCCAACTGTAGAACCAGAGGTTGCAGCCTCACCATATGATTGTGAATGTGCAAGGTCTGCTACTTCTGCGAATCCTGCTATATTAGCATTGTATGCTTCAACTGCTTCGTCAGCAATACCTTTGAATGTTCCGTGGAAGATTGCACCAGAAGATTCTGCTACTGCACCTTCATTACCCATGTATACTCTACCAGTAAAGTCAACGGTCTTACCACCAATCGACCCTGCTTGTCCCATAACAGATACATTATTTACACCTGTTAAGTTGGTTGATTTAGAGATTGCAACCAGACTCTCTTTTGATGATAGATGCATACTGACTTCAGATGCCATGTCAATCGTGCCTTCAACAAGGTTTGCCTGATTACCATTGACTGCCTGAACATTATCTGCTAACATAAGATTAACATTATCACCGATAGTTTTGTGTGTCCTTGTACCGTGTGTGGTATACTGAACATTCTTCAATACTGTTGTTCTATTGTTGTCCTTGATTGTGGTCTCTTTGTTACCTGCCACATTGACATTATAATTACCACCGACATCGACATTGTAATCACCTGATATTTTTAGATTTAAGTTACCATTATATACGAGGTTACCATGTCCTTCGATGATGACGGTTTGGTCTCCACCTGTAACTTCGACTTTATTATTAAGGGCAGAGATAACAACAGAACCATCAGCACGAACTTCAAGACCTGCACCCTTACGATGTTTGATAAGAACCCTTTCACCGCCTGGAGTATCATCAAGTTCAATAACATGCCCAGAGGATGTTTCTTGAACTTGGTTATAAGGATATTGAGAAGGTCTCTGTGGTGTAATACCAAGAGGAACACCAAAATCCCCACCACCGATAAACAGTTCATTTACTTTTGTTCCTCGTGATGCTTTGTTTATTGATGACCCAAAGTTATAGTCACGACTAGGATATGACCCAGTTGCGTCCTGTTGTCCCTGTTGAGGAACACCCAAAGACTCCTCTAGACCTTCACCTAGTTTATCTGTTCTTAGTTCAAAAGTGTCTTTCTTAGTTGTCATTGTATGTTAATCTCTGTTGGAGATAAAGGTGGTTCACTACCTTTACTACTGTTCTTCTTATTAAAGATAGACTCAATATAATCCTCTACATCAAAGTATGGGTCTTCTTCATTAGTGTCAACATCTGAGTGACCGAATACCTGACCGCCTGGAAATTTTCTATAGAATGATGCAAGAAACTTTTCTAGGGTATCAAACTGTGGTTGAGTGAATGACGCAGAAGATTTATTCTCTAATGGGTTGATACTTCCTGCGGATGCTAGAAGACCACCTACCATTACAATACCTATTGAATAAACATTGTGTCCATTAACTGGAGCATGTTCACCATTCTGGTCTACTGGTCTTCCTCTCTGTAATCTACCATCTCTTCGTATAACATAATGATAACTAATACCATCATGTCCTAGTTCATTGTGGATGTTATTTATCTCAATCGAACCAATGTTTTTATTATTTACTGTTTCGGATGCATGTATAACTACTTCTGATATTTCTCTTGTTATTGAAGCAAGTTCAAAGTCAAGTTCCTCTACGGATGATACATAGGTAAAGACCTCATCAGAACTATTTCTACCAGACCATTTATTTTTATCTGCGGTCAAACTGGTTTCTTCATCAAAAATACTTGCATCGACAACAAGAGTTCCACTAATCGTGGTATCAAGTTCTTGTAATCTGCTATCAACAGTATCGAATTCATTTGCTGTTGCATCTATCTCACTCTGAGATACACCTGCTTTTGTTGCTTTAGATACTACTGCATTCTTGAAGTCTTGATTGTTTTCATGTTTTGCTCCTTCTTCTTCAATAATAGTTTTCATCCTATCTGAGACATTTGGAGACTTTGCTAGAATATCTTGAGTTGCCTTCTTTCTACCTTCTGGTGTTCCATCAGATTGATTCTTTAATACTTCTTTTCTTTTCTGCTCACCAAAACCAATACCACCACTGACTATGTTTCCTATGAAACCAGCGGCAAATCCTGTTACTGTTTCTGCTACATTCTGAATAAATCCACCCAGACCTTTATCAAAAGCATCGTTTACTTTATCTGCAAAGTTATTAATACCGTTCTCAACCTTTTTCAATGCACCTGCAATACTAGAGAATCCACCCTTTTTCTTCAAATCAGATGCACTGGATATAGTAGAGAGAGCATTCTTTGGTGCTAACTTATCTGGATTCAAACCACCTATGGCAGTTGAGTCACTGACTTTATCTGCGATGTCACCTGCCTTACCACTAATCTCAGCAATTGGAGATATATCTTTTACAACATTT